GTTCACTTAGTTTCAATGGTATGTCTCCCCAAAATTGTTCGGGTTAATATCCGAATTACCTATCGCATACATTTTCTTTTGGTCTTTATGTTGAACTGTAACTTCACCAAACAAAAAACGGCAATTATGCTCTTCTTCTTCTTTTTCAATAATAGAATATACTGCTTCTCTTAATTCAGCTTGAATATCTACATTATTTATTCTTGTTATCGCTTTAATACTGACATCATATATATCTTCATCTGTATTTTCCGATAACATACGCATATCAATATGTATCTCAACTCTTTCCATCAGATTCTCCCAAAAGAGCACCGTATCCACATATATCTATAGCACTATCCTCATGGTTAGGACTGTGGATAAGACGGCCTAATTTAACTGCTATCATACATTGATATACTTGATCTGCTGTTATCTCTTTTTGTAATATAACAGACCATAATCTCGCTATGTTCTGATGGTTCTCATAGGCTTCACCATAATCCTTGTGGCGATCCCCATTTATTTTACTTTTTGCTTTTTTCAAAATTTCATTACGCTGCATTATCATATCCATTTGTTATAACAATATTATCAATAGCCTGATTATTCCAATGGTAATTTAACCAACAAGCGGCTTTATATTTATTCCATGAAAAATCAAACTCCTTTACGATTACTCCATACCTAGCTAGGTGCTCTCTTTGCTTATCTGATATGAGTTCATTCAACCAACGCTTGCTTTTGTTAGCTCCGTTAGATGTTTCTATATTTCGTAGAAAATCATCTGCAGATGCAATAGCTTGTACCTTAGTACCAATGGCAACGGTTCTAGGCTTTCCATTCTTTTGCTTAACCATAGCAATAGAATTGTCGCCAACTGTAGCAATGATACCAAAACCATTAAATCCAGAAGCCATGAGCATCTTTCCATTACCCATCATGTCCATCCAACGAAAAGGAGAACTGTCAAATACGTCAATCTCTGTCATCACAAAACGTGACATCTCAGAGTTTTCGTCTATTTTCTTTTCAAATACATGACCACAGATAGGACACTCTTTTACACTAAGAGGAACTACCGAATCACATTCTGGACATACTTTTGTAGGGGCATCACCACCTGTCTCTTTATCTTTACCATCTAAATTAACTGATTCGTCAATAGAACCATGCGTGAGCAGACTGTAACCAAAGTCAAGAACGACACAATCTTTCTTCACAACACCTGGATATAGTTCTGGGTCTATTGTTCGTAACCCTCTACCAATCATCTGTACCATTGTAGACTTATAAGAACATGGCCTCATAAGCACGATACAAGACACAGGAGGAGCATCAAATCCTTCGGTAAGTACTGCTACATTCACAACGACTTGCACATCTCCATGCTCCAAATTTTCGAGTATTTGCCTTCTTTCTTCTTTAGGAGTATCTCCTGTAACTATTTCTGCAAGAATACCCTCCTCTATAAACTCTTTATGTACATCCTCTGCGTGTGAAATAGTTGAACAAAAGATAACTGTTTTTCTGTCAGATGCCTTATCTTTCCATTCTTCAACTACCTTCTGATTAATAACTCTTTTATTCATAATCGCTTCAACCTGACCCATATCGAAATCATCAGCAGTCTTACGAACATGACTTAGTTCATCTTGAACACCTACATCAATTACAAATGTTTTTGGCGGTACAAGAAATCCTTCACGAATAAGTGTAGCTACCTCAATCTGGTGACAACAATTATCAAATACATCTCTTAAACCTTTACCATCACCACGATTAGGTGTAGCCGTGAAACCTACAATCTCTGCTTTTTCGTTGTCGGTTCTGACTTTATCAATAACTTTCTTGTAAGTTCTGGCTGCAGAATGATGGCTCTCGTCAATGACAAGCATATCAAATGGCTTCATCTTATCTAAATTATTGTCTCTGGATAATGTCTGAACCATGCTGAACACGACATTACCTGTAAAATCTTTTGTTGTTCCATCTACTACAGAAGTAGATATAGATGGATTTACATTATTAAATTTTGAACTGTTCTGAGAAACAAGTTCATCTCTGTGTTGTAGTACTAACACATTTTTATTCTTTTTATGTCTTTCGCCAATTAATGCAGACAACATAATTGTTTTCCCTGCTCCAGTTGGAGCGACAACAATCGTATTAGAATGTTCGTCTAATGCTTTGTTTGCTGAACTAACAGCGACCTCTTGATAGGGTCTTAATATCATAGTGTCCTCTTTTTCTGTTGTATGTTGGGGGGGTTCAACGGCCCACTCCCCCCCATAGTGGTGAAAGACTACATCTTAGAAAGACCTGCCGTTGCTATTACTTTGCCCATGATGGTACATTCCCTTGTGGTGCTTGTCCACCACCGCCCTGATTAATAGGGGATGAATTTGTAGAAGGTGCAGTAGACCCTCCAACTCCAGTACCTATGTAATCGGCATCTTTTGGTGTTAAGGCAACCATTAATTTATTGGAATCCTCATAACCATTCGTACCTTTCTTAATACCAATTTTCATGCAGAACTCTTTACCATTAATGTCTTCAATACCATTAAGGCTTCTTAACCCTTGAGCATTTTCAGTTTGATCTGATGGATCAAGACCATGAATACTATCAATCATTGATCTTAATGTACTCATACCAATCTCGTATGCTACAGGTTTATTTGTATTGGGATTAACTTTGTCACCGTCAACGAACAGACGATCCCATACTTTTCGTTTGTCGAACTCACCACCAACAATAGTAAATTCTAATTCAACCCACTTAGCCTTAGTAGATGCAGAATAATGAAATGATTGTGTTTTACCAAACATTTCCATTACATACATACCAGGTTTTATGGTTATAATCGCTCTAGCAACAGTTCCTGCAGGAATTAAGCTAAAGTCATTAGTAGGGCCAGAACTGGCCTCAAAGTCATTTAAATTAAGAGTCATTATTGACCTCCTTATTAGTTTGAGATTTAGGGTCAACAAAATCAAGCGGTCTTTCCGATTGTGGAATACCACCACTCATCTTCGTTAACAGTTTACCGAGATGTGGTTCCTCTACAACGTCAAGTCTACCAGACCTGTCCTTTGCAGGATAACCCCACTCATTTAATGTTTGACAAACAAATGCTCTGTATGGTCCTACAGTCTCATCTCCTGTCATTACAGCCATTGTTAATACTTCATCAACAATGCCAGGCAGTTCACGACCTGTTTTCGATCCTTCGATTTGCAGTTCGTAAATTTTGCGATTGTAGTCGTCTACCCTTTCATCAAGGATGCCGACAAAGATTACATTCTTTTCTCGAATGTGTTGTAAGTGTGTCAACCAAGCCATCATCTCACGACCATGTTGACCATAGGCCGCACGAGTATCTAACTTACCAGTGCGGTCTGATTTGTTCTCTGGTTGCATTTGACAGAACTGAAAGCACAACCGACCTGCGACTGTAATACTGTCAATAAACAACGTAGCATATTTTGTAAGAGTTTCAGTTGGATCACCGTATGTCTGAACAACATAATCATAATGTGCTTGGCTATATGGTTGATCGTCTGATAATGATGGGTTCGCCCCACCTAGATAGGTTGCAAAGTCACGGCACTCTGTCCATGTCTGCGGTCTTATGACATCTATAGGCCATCCTTCAATAGCTGAGTCTCCTGCTTCTAAATCCATAAATAATGTAGTGTCGGAATCAAGAGTTCTGGCAAGAGTGGTTTTACCCACTCCTGCTTGTCCCACGATGACCATTTTATGACCTCGCTTCTCTTTCATCCTTTCTTCTGCTGAGATAATTTTTAATCCCATATTAATTCTCCTCTACGAGTTCGATTGTTACTTGACCTTCTTTCACAGTTCTCGCTGGTCTAGTAAGGTCTTTATATTGCTCGTCTAAATCTTTGAACGTATTCTCTTTAATCTTTACATCCCAAGTTATAACGTGCTTTGCTAAATCAGTAGGAAGTTGTTCAGCGATTTCCATCAGCCTCTCATTATCCCACTCTACTTTCTTAGCAACTGTTACTTTCACCTCACCCTCATTTAAAGGAACGGTGACAGTTCCAAAATCTTTTCCTTGATCGAACAAAATTTCTTTTGCTTTCGGCAAAGCTCTCTCTTTTATCTGAGCCTTTACCTTTTCAAATTCTATCTTATTCGCTTCGATACGAGCTTTAAGCTCATTAAATTGTGTAAATAAATTATTGTGCATTAACATAACGCACTCCTTTCTTTCTAAGTAATTTAAAGTAGTCTTTTCAAAACTACATTTATAATAATATGCACTCATTGCAATTATGTCAAGAGGTAGATGTTATTTTTTTTTGGAAAGATATATATCTATGCTGTGAACGGCCTTCATAAGTTTCTTTTTTAACTTAAATTCTGGCGTTTCAAATCCTTTGGCATCTTCTACGATTTCTTTTATTTCGCCATCAGGTGATTCTTCTTTGTAAACAAAATCTGCTATATACTTACAAATCTTTGTATCGTTAATCACAATGTCATACTTAACTTGCAGTTCTAAATCAGTAACGATACCACCACGTTCCATAGCCCTTAATTGACCATATCTTTCTGACTCCCACTTGGAATCAAAGGTAATGCCATCAACAATAGTTTTTTTTGCACCAAATTTACTTGACTTTTTAAATTTAAATCTGGTATTATATGGTAATTGATTAATCATTTATGGGAAGAATAGCAAAATGCCAGATATAAGTAAATACAAAAGCGTAGGTATGCGGATAGAAAGTTATGAAAAATTAAAGAAACTTTCAGAAGATGAAAGACGTTCAGTTGGACAACAGGCTTCTAAATTAATTGATGAAGCTTTTCAGAATAAATACGGAACAGAAGATAAGGCTGGAATTGCTTCTATTATGGAAGCTTAATTATTTAACAGACCAGCACTACCCAAACCACCTAAGAGAGAGGCCGCCACAGCAGGATTTTGTGCGGCTCTTTGTCTTATGTTAGCATTATATCTTTGAAACTCATTTTCTACATTAGCTATTGGTGGTTGTGTAGTTCTAGCCTGAGTGTTTCTAACCTGTGGTAACTGTGGTTGCGGTCCAGGTTGTTGATTAATATTAAACATATTCTGAGATTGATTCGCTTGGTTTTTAATATTAGAAAGTTCTTGAGCAATCTTAGAATTGTTTAACACTCCTGATACTTGGCTTTTTGCATCTTGTATTGCGTTATCAGTCGTTTGAACTCCAGTTTGTCTAAACATAGAACCTATGGCATTTGCCATTATTTGTCCTCTTGTTCTACTATCTAA